AATCTATATAGCAACTAACTGGTTCTTGTAAAACACTTGATCCAAAATTTATCCATATTTTATTATGTAACCCTAATGGCAAAACATTATTATTGTATAAATCACCCTCATATCTAATTACAAAATCTCTATAATCATTTATTACTTGTTGAGTTGTAATTTGTTCTATTGATTTTAAATAGTTTGTTTTATCTCTTGATCTATAAAATTCACCAGATATTTTAGAATATTCTTGATTAGTTAATATCAAACCATCTAAATTTAATATACCAGAAAAATTGCCAGTACGTTTTCTAACAAATTGTAATAAATCAAACTTTTCAAAAATCTCAGATCTTTGACCATCTGCATTAATATATACTTTGTCTAATATTATAGAATCCCAATGTGTATCTGTAAAACCAGATGTGCTACCAGTTTGAAAGGGATCATATAAATAAAAATATAATCGCCATGCACCATTCGGTAATGCTGGAGCTGTAAAATCATAGCTTTTCCATCTTCTATTATTTACAATATTGACTTCGTTAATTGTTGTTGTTGTTGTCCAAGTGTTACCACTCCAATATCTAGTCGCTACTGGGGGATCACCTGGCAAAACAACTGCAACAGCTTTTACTTGCCATCTAAAACCTCTTGTTTGACCAGATGTTGAATTAAAAAAATTATTTAATTTTAATTTATAACCAATAAAAGATGAGCCAGCTTCATCAATATAATTTACTAATGTAGCAGTTACATTAGTGCCACTCGCTGATGTTTGTATGTTAGTTGACTTTAAAGATGCATCACCTTGAAAACTAAAATCACTTACAACACTGCTATTTGTTAATGTCCAGCCAGATGTGCCAAATTCAAATCCAGAGTTATTTATAATATTAGTACTAAAAAATCCAGCCATATTAACACTTTGTACATATTCTTTTAATGGTCGTAAATATTCTTTTGTTAAGTTATTGCCTATTGGTTGTAGATCACTTGGCACAATAGATAAAACATCGATTGTGCTAGTTGATTGATATACACCATCTGAATTATAAATGTCATATTTTATATCCTCATCATTGTTAGCTTGTAAACTTGCAGTTTCAGCAGCTCTTATTCCAGTAGGTATTGTGCCACCATTGGCTGTTGATGCCGAACTATCTTTTACTGATTGCTCACTATAACTTGAATTGTTAATTATATACCACCTACCATAACTTTGGAAAATTCTTGAATTTGTAAACTTTAATATTTGCTCTAATACTTCTTTACAATTTTTTGGATCAACACCATCTGAAAAAAAACTATCAGCTCCACAAGATGCTTGATCAAATATATTATAGCCAGAAATTGCACCATCTTTTTTTATATCATTTGAAACGTAAATATCAAAACCTAAATTTATATTTTCTAATATCTCATGTATAAAAACCATAAATACACCAGACAATTGGTTGCCACCAGATGTTGTTAATGGCTGTGTAAATCCATCTAAGCTACCTAATGCATCATAACCTCTTAAAGTTATAGGATATGGAGTTGATGTAACAGCTTCTTGAAATTGATCTACTAACAGCCACCCTTGCCAATAGGTTTGATAATTATTACTAGAATCTTTATAAGATATTTTTATTTTATATTCTCTCTCATCAGCAATATAAAAATCATCATAGTTTGTTGTATCTGTAACAAAAAGATTTATTTGACAAGTTGAGCCAATAATAGGATCATAAAAATTATCATCTTGATCCCAGCTAATTTGTACTGGATCACTAGTTCCTATTAAATCATATACAGTTCCAGTATAGCCATCTTTTAAGATTTCTATTTTTTTTCCATTTTCTAAGTCATCAGAAAACTCTAATCTAAATTTTACTCCGTATGCCATTATTTAATTCTATTTCTATTCCTATCTGCTCTTTGTAATGCAACTACTAAATCTTGACCTTTTAAAGTAAATTCACCACCAACTTGTACTTTGGCCGAACCACCTCGATCACCAATTAATGATTTTAACTTATCAAGTGGTGCAATAACTTCTGGGTTTGATCTAGCTCCAGGATATTCACCCATTAAACCTAAAGTTGGTGAGCTTACAATACCACCAGATGCCATTTTAGTAGCTCCTAAGTTACCTAAACCAGATAATGAACCAAATATTTTTTTAAAACCTTTTGTGCCTTTTTCAATCCCACCTATACCTAAGCCACCTAATAAAGTAGATAAAACAAAAGCTGCAATCGCTGCTGCAATTAACTTTTTAATTAAGGCAACTAAACCTTTTATAAGTGATTTAAAAAAGTTTTCACCCTCTAACATTGATGAAAAAGCATTCATAAATGCATTGCTAATTTCTTCACCAACCATATTAGATGTTAATGCTAAGTTTAAAAACTTATCTTTAACTTCATCTGCTTTTTTACCAATTTTATCTAAAAGTATAGTTCCTTGAGGTTCTTGATCACCACCAGTGTCAGTTCCTTGACCACCAATTTGACCACCACCACCACTACCTATACCAACACTTCCTAATAAACTTGATAGTTTACCTTTAGCTTTTTGTACTAAATTAGTAATGCCTTGATTAAGTTGCTCAACAGTTTTGTGTTCTAATTTATTTTTCAAAGCATCACCAAGTTCTGTTGCAAATGTGTCAGCAATTTCTTCACCACCTTCTCTAGATATTTCTTGTCCTTTTGCAAAACCTTCGGCTAATATTTTTTTAAAATCACCTTTGAATTTTTTTTCTGAAAACTCTTTTATCAAAAGCCACATTGTATTAAAGGAGTTAGATAATTTTCTAACTTGTGTTTGTGCAAAAATGAATACACTTTTAAAAACTGCTTTTAAACCACCAATAACAATTCTTAATAATGTAGATTGATTATATAAATCAACAAACATATTATAAAAATTAACTAATACTGGTGCAACCTCATTCCAATTTTTATATATAACAGCAGCAACACCAGCTAAAGCAACAGCAATTAATCCAATAGGAGAAACTAAAGCTCCAGCAATAGTTGTTAATGTACCAAACAAACTTAATAAAGTAGGTAAAGCAACTATCAAAGCTCCTAAACCAATAATGATTTGTTGTGTTGTGCCATCTAAATTTTGAAAAGATGTAAATAACTTTGTAATAATTCTTGTAATCTTTTGAATAGCTGGCAACAATGATGTAAGCAATACAGATCCCATTTCAGAAAAAGATTGTTTTGCACTATTTAATGCTTTCTTTAATTTAAAACTAGCACTTTTAGCAGTATCATCAAATGCTTTTTTTGTTGATCCTTGAGCTGCATTTAATTCATTAAATATTTCTTTAGTTGTATCTGCACTTTTACCAGTTAAATCTAAAACCCCTCTTAATGCTCTAATATTTGGAAACACTTGTGCAGCAGCATCACTATTTTGATCAAACTCTGTTTTTAAAGTTTCTAAAACACTAAGTAATCCCTCATCTTTAATTTGTTGTTTTAAACCAGCACTAGATAATCCCATTAAGTTTAATGCATCCTCTGCTTGTTTTGTAGGTTTCAGTAAACCAGATAAAATACTATTTAATTGTGTTGCACCAGAAGCTGCATTTGTACCAGTTCTTGACATTGCAGCCATAGCAGCACCAACCTCATTAAAACTAACACCCATATTAGATGCGACTGGCAACACTTGTCCCATAGCACCAGCTAGTTCCTCACTATTCAATTTACCCTCTCTAACAGCAGCAGTTAAAACATCTGTTGCATCAGTTGCCGATAAATTTGTACTACCATAAGCATTCATTGCAGATGTTGCTAAATCAGCAACTTGTGCCACATCACCTAAACCAGCAGCACTAGCTTTTGATGCAGCTTCTAAAACTTCTATTGCATTAGCACCCTCTAAACCAGCCGATGCAATAAAGAACATTGCATTACTAGTTTCGGCAGATGAAATACCAGTTTCTTTAGCCATCCTTTTAGATGCCTCAGAAAACTTATTTAAATCTTCTCCAGCAGTACCAACAAGAGCTTTTATTTTAGTTATGTTTTTATCAAAGTCAGATGCCATCTTTATAGCAGCACCACCAGCAATAGCTAAAGGCAAACTAAACTTTTGCATACTAGCACCAATCGACTTCATATTGTTGCCGAATTGTTTAAGTTTTCCAGATGCTTGTTTGAACCCAGTTAGCTGTAAATCTAATCTTAATTTAGCCATGAATTATTTTTATGTAAAAATACAAAAAAAATAAGCCACCTATTTTTGTAGCTTACTTTTATCTACTTTGTTTTTAAATTTTAAAAATTGCTCTTTAGTTGACTTTGGTTTTCCCTTACCTAAATAAACATCTTGTGGCAAAGGGAATAATTTATCTGGTGTAATCATTTGACCTTTTTTATCACAATTTACATTGTAAAGCATAGCAGCCAAATATCTGGTTTGCTCCCATTGTAAGTTTGTTTTGATCATATAAGATTCGCCAAGTAAATGATTTTCCTTCCAAGTATTTTTCCAAAAAGAATCTGGTGTTATGCCAACCTGACCAATATAAAAATCTAATAGAGAATCCCAATCAAGTTGGCTACTTACTTTCCCTCTTTAGTTGGTTTTGTAGTTTTTTTGATATTTCTAGCAACACCCATATTTAAATCATTGCCAAGTATTCTTGATTGCATCATTGATTCAACAACATCATTTAATTTATCAGCATCAAAATCTTCAAGCCACATTCCTACTTTAAATTCATTGTAGTCAATTTCGTTGCCTTGTTCTTGATCGTGTGCTAATAAACCAGAATAAACTAAACCAATAATTGCTTTTATTGAAATACCACCACTAAAAACATCACCTATTTTATCTAAAGGTACTTGTAAAAATTCAGTAAAGTTTGACCAGAAATTCATTGAAAAATGCATTGTTCGCATTTTGCCACCTATTTTTAAGGTATAGTAACCTCTTTTTTTGTTTGCCATATTTATATATTTATAGGGGTATAGTTTCCTCAATCCATACCCCTTTTATTTTTATTAGAATTACTAACTATTAGTTAGTTGATTTTGTGATTGCACCATTTACAGTAATTGAACCACTATAAGTTGCTGGAGATTCCATTTCAGCACTCATTTCAACTGAACTTAAAAACCCAGATCCAGAGTACACAGCATCGCCAGTTTCAGCAGTTCCAAATGTCCAAGATACAGCAGTTCTAGCAATTAAAATATCAGCAAAATCAACTGGATTTGCATTGTCATCATAAGCAATTAATCCCTCAAAAGAAATCTCTCCACTTTTAACACCAGCAATAACTTCTTGAAATCCATTGCTATCTTTTGTAGTTGCCTCAGGCAAATCATTTGATAGTGTAAGAGTACAAGATGTTGAGTGTCCAATAGTAGTAGATGTTGCTATTGATGATCCATCTGTTAATTTAAGTAGTAAATCTGTTCCATTAAATACGCCTGTTGTAGCCATTTATATATTTTTTAATTATTAATCTATGACAAATATACAAATAAAAAAATTATACATCTTCCCAGTTATCTGATATATCTTCCCACTTTTCAAAGATGTTTTCCCAAGTTCTACCCTCACTAGGATCAGTTATTGTAAATACACCAGTTAGGTTTATTTCTAAGTTAAAACTTGTTGCAGTTTCAAAAGCGGCAGTTTCATCAACTGAGTTAATAAACCCCTCACCTCTAACTATTAATTTAGGATTTACATTGTCTTTAAAATAGAAAGTTGCCTTTTGTTTAGTTAGCACCATATCGGCTAACTGCTCAAAATTTAAAGTATCAGAATAATCTGTTAAACATTCACAACTTAATGTTCCAGATTTAACACCTGGTATAACCTCTGCCCAACCTAAACTTTCTTTGGTTGTAGCATCTGGTAAATCTACATTAATATTAAAGCTAGTGCTTTTAGAATGCCCTACAACTGTTGTATCTTTTAATAACAGAAAGCTAGTGGCATTTATAACTGCCATTTTATTTTTCTTCTAAAGGAGTGATTTCGCCAGTATCAATATTTAAAGAACCTTTGCCATATTTATCCTCGATCTCTTTAACTTTTTCTTGTTGCTCTTTAGATGCCTCGTTAAATGCATCAACAAGTTTATCTAATGAATGATATGCAATATATCTTAAACCAATTTCAGTTGCAATTTGGTTTGGTTTTGCTATTGATTCTCTTAATTCTTTTAATTCTTTTTCTTCTAGTTTGCTCATTTTTATTTATTTAATTATTAATTTATTGGCTATCCCAGTCAGGATGTAAATATTCATCTACTGGATTTTTTTGTAATTCAATTTGTTTATCCAATACAGATTTCATTTGATCAAAATTAAGTATATTATTTAACCAACCAATTACATCATCTTTTTTTAAATCAGAATATGGTATAAATGGAGTTTCTGGATCTAGTTTTACCTCAGTACAACCAACATCAACAGCTCTTAATTTTTTTGATTCATCTGGGTTGTCATCCTCAGCTGATAATGTCCAATGCACATTATATATCACATTTTCTAAATCACCTTGTGTTATTTTAGCATCTAATTGATTTATTTTCCAAGTATAAGTATTTGCCATAATATATTTTTTACAAATTTAAACATTTATTTTAACAATCACCAACAGCCAATATTGATCCATTACTACCTACTTGCATCCATTTACCGCTAGCAGTTGGAAAATTACCAGTTTCATAAATAGCATAATAACCAGCAGCAGCAACTTGTGCGCCACTAATAGTTGTGTATGCAGTATATTGACCGCCACCAGCATCAGGTACTAAATTTTCTGTATCAGTATGAAAATATGGTGATGGTGATGGTATTGCCGCCGCACAAGCACTAGAACTATTTTGTGTGCTGTAAACATAATTAAATGCCGTTCTAGTTACAGTTTGATTATACTTACTAAACTCAGCAAAACTCAAAGGATTTTCACCATCTGGTCGGTTTTCTACTGGATTTAAAGTATTAACAGCTAAAAATGAATTGCCAGAACCGCTAGTATTTCCGCCATTCATTCTTTGTAAATCACTCATGTAAATTGGATTTGTTACACTATAACTAGAATCGTAACCAGCGCCCAACCTTTCTCTAGCTGTTTTACGCATTGTTATTTCATCATTTGCGACATTCGGACAAGCCATAATTTATTTTTTTAATTCTTTTATTTCTTGTTTTAAACTATCAACCTCTGCTTTTAATTCTTTAATAGCTTCAATAAATACACCAGCTATATTGCCATAAGCAACTGAGTACATATCATTTTCATCTTTACTTACAACCTCTGGCAACACTTCTAAAACTTCCTGAGCAATTACACCAACTTTAGTTGATTTATCATCAATGTCTTTTCTGTTGTATGTTACACCTCTTAACTTAGTAACTGTATCTAAAGCATTATTAACAGTATTTATGTTTTCTTTTACTCTTTTATCTGAAAAGGCAATAACATCACTAGATGCTCTAATATCACCCTCTACATCTAATTTATAACCTGGGTTAATATTGCCAACTGCCAAATATCCATTAGAATGATTTAGTTGTATTCTTTTTGTTAAGCCACTTGTAGTACCATTTGCAATTTGTAAATTATATTCATTATCTT